GGCTAGTGGTGAGCAAACAATATGGGCTACAACAACTAACTTTGTACCTATGACAACAGCAAGCACATTTACTATCACATACACTAATACATCTGATGGCTCAACTTCTAACGGCGCTCTAACTTTATATTTCGTTTATGTTGATGCTACTGGACTAGAACAAATTGCGGTTCATACTCTGGGGAGTACAGGCAGTGATGTTACAGCTTTTACAGGCTTAGGTATTAATAGATGCGCAGTTTCGTCAAGTGGATCTACTCAGACTAACGGTGCTGAAATTTTAATAACAGAAACTACTGGAGCTACAACGCAAGCAGTTTTACCTACTGGAAGTGGCACAACACAACAAGCCATGTTTCATACAGGAAGCAATAGTGATGGCGTTGCAAAATACCTGTGGATAAACTTAAATAAAACATCGGGCGGTAGTGCCCCAAAAGCTTTAATAAAAGGCTATGTTTTTAATAGACAATTTGAAACTAGATACGAGGTATTTAGAGTAACAGTGGATTCAGCAGTAGAACAAACAATATACGTCACTGATCCTATTGGATTTGCCTTATCGCCTACAGATGTACTTTACTTCGTAGCAGACACAGATACAAACAATACAATAGTTAATACAAGATTTAGTATAAGAGAATATAAAAGAAGTTAGGGGTTTTAATGATAAGAACTAATGAAAAACTAACAGTATTGCACGATGATAACGCTAGCTTTTTAGAATATAGCGATGAATTACTGCAATATGATAGAGATACAGCAGCTATTACTATGGTAGCAGCAGATGATTTTATCTATATTGGCTTTTATAAAGCTATTAATAATATATATGTTGAAATGGCTACAGCTAATGCTAATGCTGCAACTGCTACAGTTAAATACTACAATGGATCGGCATTTACAGCAGTATCTAATCAATTTGATGATACTAAGGCATTTACTAGATCTGGATTTATCAGATGGGATAGAGGCATAGACGCTAGCACTAATCTAGAGGCAGCTACAACAGTTAATGGAGAATCAAAATTCTGGTATCAAATAGCTGTATCTGCTGACACATCTGCAATGGTATTCAATGGATTAAACATTGTATTTTCAGATGAGCAAGACCTTAAAAGAGTATTATTTGAAGTAGATAAATACTATCCAACAGGTGAAACAAGTCATATTTTAACGCATGCAGGTGCAAGAGACGAAATAGTCCAACAACTAAACCTTACAGGACAGAGCAAGGTTAATTCAGCGGGGAAAGAATTAGATATTTCAGCTTTCGACCTTTTAGATATATCAGAGGTTAAGCTAGCTAGTACATATTTAGTACTATCAATGATTATGATGAATATGTCAGACGATATTGACGACATATATATGAATAAGCATAGCCATTATCTTTCTAAATACAATAAAATTATAAATGTAATGAAAATACGTGTTGATTCGGATGACGATGGTTTAGACGATGGAAACACAGAGAGAGAAAACTTAACATTTGGATTTATTAAAAGATTATGAGTGTATCGAGCATACTAACAGATTTAGAAGCACAAGTCGCAACAACTCTAGGGGCTACCTGGAGCGAATTAGATTATGTTTATAACTTAGAGGCGAATGGTGCTAAAAGTATTGATTTAAGATACGGTGTTGGGTCTGGTGAGGGCTCTTCTGTCGCAGGCACAACTAAGGCGATAACTGTAGATTTCAATTTCTTTGTTGTTTTAACTAAGTCGTTTAAAAATAGATCAGATGACTCAAACCAAAGAACAGTTTTAAGTGAAATTTACGATCAATTAGAAACAATTAATATAAATGTATTTCAAAAGAAACTCGGCAATAGTGCCGTTTTATTAGTAAGTGATTTATCTTACTCAGAGCCAGAGGTAATCCATGAGGGATTAGCGGTTAGAGTAGATTTTATAATCAAGTTTAGAAACCAAACAGCATAGGGGAATATCATGGCAATTGGTGTAATTACGAATGAGAGTACAGTGGCACTAGTCGCTGAGGTTACAGAAGGAACTTACGTAGCGCCAAGTACAGGTGTTGATTATGTTGAGGTTCTTGCAGACGGTCTTGAGTTAAATAAGACCAGAGAAGAACTATCAAGAGATACTTTGGGTGGGACTGTAGAAAGTGAAGCTTCTCGTGTGGGAATTGCGGAAGTTCAAGGTTCAATTCCTTGTGAGTATAAAGCAAGTGCAACAGAGGGCGATGCACCTCAAAGTTTAGATATTCTTTTAAGATCATTACTTGGTGGTAAAAGACAAATCACAGCAGATCAAACAAGTGATATTGCAACACATACAAGTACAGTTATTGATTTTGCTGATACTTCGGCTTTTTCTGTTGGTGATATCGTTCTTGTAAAAGAAGCGGGCGCTTATGAGTGCAGACCTATTAGCTCAATTCAGACAAACACTTCTATAACATTTCCTTTTGCATTAGATAACGGCGCTCCGTCAAGTGCGGTTGTTGTTGCTCAAGTTACTACTTACTACCATGACACAAGTAACTCAATCACTTTCAGTGCTGAGCATAATTTAGGTTCTCAAGCTATTAAGCAAAAAGTTGATGGCCTTAGAGCAGTAAGTGGTTCTATTGAAAATATGAGTGTAGGCCAACTTCCTAACTTTAACTTTGGAGTCCAAGGTTTAAATATTGTTAGAGAAGATGCAGACGCAACAGCAGCAGCAGACTTTACAGCAGACGCATTACCACCAGTAACATTAGAGTCATGTGTTTGGCTTGGTGGAAATAAAATGTCATACACAGAATTAGCAGTAAATATTGAAAACACTGTAAGTTATATTGCAGACGCATGTGACGCAGACGGTAGAATCGGATCAAGAATCACTGAGCAAGTTGTTACAGCTTCTTTTAATCCGTACCTTGATGATTCTGACTTAACTCTTGTTTGGGATAAGTTTAACAACAATACAGACGCATCATTATTCTATTATTCTTTTAATCCATCAACTACAACAGGTGAGTTTGGGGAAGTAGTAGCGGGATGGCTGCCACAGTGTAAGATTCTAGCTACCCCGGTTTCAGATAATGACGGGATTGTTTCGGAATCAGTTGAGGTAAAAGCTCACAAATCAGGTGTGGGTTCTAACTCAATCTTTTTAGGATTTATTTAATATAGTGACAACTGGTTAACACTTCCCACGGATGGGTTACTTTTTTCGCTCCATAAGATCGGCCGCATTAAAAACGCGGTCGTTTTAGTTACCAGAGCAATATCAAAGAAGTTATAGAATAAATAACGCCTATGAAACCGAAGATTAATAAGGGTATAGTTTTATTTGCCATTGGCGCCTCTTAAGAAAGCCATAACCATTAACGTAGTTATAAAAGAAATTACTAGAAATTTAATTATCATTACTTCTCCATTGTAATATACGTTATAGTGCAGTTTATAGAAAATCACTCTGTTCTTTTAACCAGTTACCTATAATGACATTTGTCTGGTCATAGTGGATACCGCTCATTTGAGGTTTTTTATATTTTGGGATAATTGGTAGTGTTTTTATCCTTTTATCTTTTTGTGGGTGTAACCAAAAATCTTTCACCCATGACTCTTCATTTAAAAACATGTTTATAGAGAAATAGATATTATTTTTTCTGTCTAGTAAAACCTCTACATCCTCAACTATCCCGCAAGTACCGGTTAAGCACATTTGCATAGGTATAAATTGCTTAATCGAGTAGTTTTTAATGTCGCCACGAGAAGTTCTAATTGTTATAAATCTTTTTTGTAAGTCATTAATATTCTTCATTCTGTTTCCTTTCTGCACGATAAGAATAATTAAAGTGCCCATTTTGTTGTTTTTGACTTTATAACTCGAAACATTGTAAATTAAAAGCTAGTTGTAACATTTACATGGGGAAAGTATGTCAAAAGTATTAAGGCTCAAAGATAGAATCAAGCTTAAAATAGGTAAAATAGAGTTTAGAATTTCACCTATGAGTTATTTACAAAAGCAAGATTTAGCATCGTGCACTAAAATAGTTAGTGGGCAAGAAACATTAGACCTATTAAAAGCACAATCTTTATATATAAAATACTCATTAAAAGAAATCTCAGGTGTTGAGGATTACGCGGGCGAAAAGTACGAGCTAGAATTTGAGAATGACTACTTAACAGATGATTGTGTTAGTGAAATCTTAAATATAGAAGAAAGCGCAAAGCTATTAACTGCATCGTGGCAGGTACTTAATGGGATCAAGGAATTAGAAGATCCAATTACAGGTAAAAAACTAACTGGTGTCAAAATGGAAGTAGTACCGGGAAAGTAATTTGTCTCCAGGGTTCACAAAAACCCTTTATTATCCTTTTAGTGGAGTACATAAAATCAATTTCAACGCTTACAGATAAAGACTATGCAGAAATAGTATCTACGTTTATGACGCTTACAACGCCTAAATATAGATGCTCAGACTGTAATAGAAAGTATCAATGCGATCCTGTGAAAGATAAGAAACTTAAAGAACAAAATGCATGTAATTTTTACACAGAAAAGCCTAGACATAAGTACACCGCAGGGCATAACAATAAAGGAAATCCAGGCTTAAATTATTTTAATTGCG